ATAAACGAAATGAGGTTTTCACCGTACGGCATGACACCTGTTGCCGCATCAGGATCCTCTTCTACGTATTTCTGTGATGGCCTGTGGTTCAACGACAGTCAGACGGACTATGCCTATCGCGGCGGCTATTGTACCCACGGCGCGCTTGTCGGGGCGTTCTGCTGCGGTCTGGACGACACTGCTTCCGGCACGTACTGGGGCATCGGTGCGGCGGTTTCTTGTAAGCCACTTGCAGCATAGGGTGAATCGGCTTTGCCGAGAGGGGAAGAGCACTTCCCCTCATTACAATATAGAGAAGGATTATTGGAAGGGATTTAAGGGGCGATAAGCTCGTGTCCTGTGCTCCGTGTTGGTGCCTATCGCGGCGGCAATTGTAACAACGACGCGAATGTCGGGGCGTTCTACTGCAATCTGAACAACACTGCTTCCAACACGAACTGGAACATCGGTGCGGCGGTTACTTATCTAGGTTTCTAAATGCCCCTTACTTTCCTCGCCCCTTGGCGAAAATTAACTCACAGCAAGCACCTGTTAGTAGCCTGTCGAAAACGGGTGAGAGGATAAGAAACATTGAAATCTTACAGTCATTTATGGGAACAGTTTGTTTCTGACGACAACATCAAACTTGCTATTGCTAATTCCTCTTTAGGTAAGAGGGATAGAACAGACGTAAAAGAGATCTACGAGAATCCTGACGTATTTATTCCTGCAATCAGGGCATACGCTGAGAATTTCACAAACAGGCCACATGTACCAAAAGAGATCTACGACGGTATTTCAAGGAAACGGAGAATAATTCTTGTTCCCTGGTATGAGGAACAGATTATCCACCACATGCTTGTAAATTGCCTGAAACCTATCTTCTTAAAAGGTATGTATGAACATTCTTACGGTTCATTACCCGGCAAAGGTGTTCATTCCGCCAAGAAAAGAATTGAACGCTGGATCAGCCATGACACAAGGAATGTGAAGTACTATTTGAAGCTTGACATCAGGAAGTATTTCAACACCATACCACATGACATCCTGAAGCAGATGCTCCAGAAGAGGCTCCATGACGAGAGATTCTTGAAGGTGCTGTTTGAAGTAATCGACGTAACAGACGTTGGCATTCCAATAGGTTTCTATACTTCACAATGGTTGGCAAACTGGTATTTGACCGGTTTGGATCATTACATCAAGGAAGAGCTGCAGGCAGTTTACTATGTGCGCTACATGGATGACATGGTTGTGTTCGGCCCCAACAAGAGACAGCTGCACAAAATCAAAGAATCTATTGAGGCATATCTGAAGAACTACCTGGGCTTAACCCTGAAGGACAATTGGCAGATAGAACGGTTTACCTATACCGATAGGAACGGTAACGAAAGAGGCCGAGACCTGGACTTTATGGGATTCCGGTTCTATCGGAATAGAACAGTATTGCGAAAAACAATTCTGATCAAAGCCTCACGAAAAGCAATGAGGATTGGACGGAAGGCTGTTGTAACAATACACGACTGCAGACAGATGCTTTCCTATATTGGATGGTTTGGCTGCACAAATACTTACAAGATATACCAGCAAAGGATCAAGCCTTTTGTTGATATGCGCATACTAAAGAAAAAGGTCAGTCGTTATGACAAGACCAAAAGGAGAGAAGAATGTGGTACCCAAGTGAGAATTCCAATTCAACAAAGCCGGCTGCCGTCGACAAAAGCAGTCAGTCTTGCGTCTTTATGAGAAAGGACTTCGTTCTTGTTCCTGCTTCAATTGAAGAAGGAAAGGAAAGGCCTGAACATTGGCAGTATCAGGAATGCAAGCTGTCCCCCAGGGAGTTTGACATCTATATGGAGCAGCAGGCAAAGCTTGATTATATTGCCATGATGACTGACGTTGACATTGACAGCATCGGATAAGGAGGAAGTTATGTTTGAAAAGATTAAGTACTACTACGACAACGGGCTCTGGAGCAAGAGCAAAGTAAGAGATGCAGTAGTTAAGGGTAAGATTACCCCTGCACAGTACACTCTCATAACCGGCGAGCCTTATGTCGCAGCATAAAAATATTGATGAATGTGAGCATTGTGAACAGAAGGAGCTGTGTCCGGTATACATGGGGCACAGCTGCCAACTTGTCCACAATCACATGGAAGAGCTCAGACCGACACCCATACCTTCTGAAGAAGAAGTTGAGTACTCTGTAAGTAGAGGTTGAATATGGATTACGATTCTGAAATCAAACACATCCAAGAAAGACTCAAAGAACATGATGAAAGCCTAGGGAGGCACCGAAAAGATATTTCAGAGCTGCAGAAAAATAGTAGTCTGCATGATCGAAAAATGGACGAGTTATATCGGAAGGTGACAAGCGTGGAAACAGATCAGAAGGAAATGAAAGAACAAATGTCGAGTATGCAGAAACAACTTGATGCTGTCCAGAACCAGGGAGCCTTGCTTGTCAAGGCAGTTGCACACATGACGCTCTGGCAGAAGATAACAATCATTGCAGTAATAGCAATCATTGTTGCGATTTTTATAGCCGGTGGAGAATTCAAGAAGAGCTTCCTTGAAACAATTCTTAAGCTTCTCCCGGCAGCAAAATAACCCTGGAGGACAAAACATGTTTGATTGGAAAGACTTTGTGTTTGCTGATTGGATTCCCGGAATAATCAGCATCCTGTTTTTTGGATTTGTTGTTATCTCAATCTTTGTTGAGATTACATTCAAAAAGGCCTGCAATACACTGATTGCCAAAATAGATGCAGAGAAAGAAAAAGGATCTATATCAGTGGATGAGGCCGACATGAAAAAGAGACGTATAACAGCTATTAAGACTTATGGCTGTCTTATCATTGCTGTTGCCGCATCTATCTTTGTAGCACTGGGGGCTGCAAAAGACGGCCTTCTTCCCGGCGGTGTTCTTCTTACAAGCATCTGGGCCCTTATTGTTTATATCGCTCAGTACTTCGGTTCTCTGTACGCAATCAAGGCCATTATTTATGTATGGAACTGGATTAAAGACAAGATTGCCAACAGGGAATACAAGCCCAAGAGATATAAAGAGACAAGAGAATATACAATCGACGAGCACGGCAACAAAACATACATCGGAGGCTAATGTGCTGAAGTATATACTTAAGTACATTCCGGTGGCCCTGCTGGTTGGTTATGGAATCTTTCAGTCCTTGAGAGCTTCCAGTTACAAGAAGGCTGCACAGAAGTCCCAAGAGGAAGCGGCACGTCTTACCAACGAGAAGAACAAGGTTGAGAAAGAGTCCAACCTTCAGAAGGCTGCATCTGAGATTATCCGTAACAGCCAGGAGACGGATCCGACGGAGACCGAGCGTCAGATTGGAGCTATCCAGGCATCTGACACAGACGGCAAATCTCCGGAAGAAGCAGCCAAAGAAGACGGCACAACCGAATACATGGCCAAACATTGGAAGATCCGAAATTCACTTTATAGGACGAGGTACAACAATGAGAAAAAGTAGGCTTGTTGCTGCACTTCTTCTCATTCTGGTCGTGCTTGTCTCATGTGGGACAACAAAGACCGTATACGTTGAGCAGAAGCTAGACATCTCAGACAGTTTGGACGAGCTCTTCCAGATCCGCCCAAAGTACTACATGCCGAATATCCCGGAGTCAGCCTATGAGCTGAAGACGTCCAGGGATATTAACCTGGTGGTGGTATCTACACAAGGACTCATGGAGGAATGGCAGGATTATTCCTATGCCCTGGAACAATACCTCCTTGAATTATCTAAAACTCTTAAAGAAGGAGAAAAGAGATGAATGCTGAAGACAAAGAACTGCTGAAAAGAAAAGCAGCCGCAATCGTTGAAGACGTGTTCGACAGGGCAAAGGCAGAAGCCACTCTTAGAGTCACAGCCCTGATCGAAGAGAATGTTACCGTGGATGCAAAGGTAAACCAGGACAAGATCATTGCTGATGTTGTTGCGGCCCTTCAGAAGAATGGCATTGTAGATGCAGCTTATTTTGACGAGCCCGAACCGGAAGCACCCGAAGCTCCCGTAACCGAAGAAGCAGTAGCCCCTGTAACAGAAGAGGGCCATGCTCCGGAGGAACCCAAGTATAATCCGTACGCCGACTAAGGCGAGTTGCAAGAGCCCATAAACCCTCCTTTTGTAATTATTCTACTTTGACACCCTGTTGACCGGCAGGGTGTCATCTTTTTATTTGTAGACAATTTTGTTTACTGTTTATGTAGATATATAGTGATATACAGTGATATAGTGTGAAATGTAAATCTTTTGCATAGGGAAATTAAACACCCAGAAGGGCCATCAAATGAGAATTGAGGTGCTAGTGGGCGAGAGCTTGTGCTGGTTCAAGTCCAGTTGGCCGCACTTTCTTTAAGTCTCTTTTGCATAAAGGTTTATGACCATGCAAGAGAGACTTTTTTATTGTCTTAATCCAAAACTTGCAGGTCTCACTGTTGACAGTTTTGTTGACAGTACCAGGGAGAGACCATGAGAGAAGATCACTTTGTCCTGACCAAAAGAAGCAACGGATTTTGGTACTATTACGTATACAGATGGCACAAAAGAATATTTCGCTCAACAGGTGAAAAGGTAAAATCCAGGGCAATTGAATTTGTCCTGCAGCGGATCCGGGAAGAAGATCTACTGGGAGAAAAAGAGTACGTCCGTCCCAAGACGCTGGAAGAGTTCTGTAAACCATTCTTTGTCTGGGAAACCTGCCCTATTGTCCAGGACAAACTGCTCAGGGGTGGACACTATTCAAAGACCTTGTGCGATACGAACAGAAGACGCATAGACAAATACATCATACCAGCCCTGGGAAAGAAGCTTCTCCCTGAGCTGACAACGGCCCATGTAAAGACTTTTCAACGAGGGCTTATAAATTCCGGTCAGATTAAAGCCGGCACAGCCAACGCCATATTTTCAATCCTCAAGCAGATTCTCAATGAAGCCGTAGAGCAAGCCCTTATCCAGAGGAACCCGTGCTCAGGAGTCGGGAGAGTCTACGGGGCGAAAGAAGACCGGGGATGCTACACGCTGCAGCAGGTAAAGGATCTCTTTGCTCTTACCTGGGAAGATGACATGGTAAAGCTTGCCTGCAGACTTGCAGCTGTTACCGGCATGAGAAGCGGAGAGATAAGAGCTCTGACAAAAGACAGGATCCGGGAAGACTTCATCATTTGTGACAGATCTTATTCAGACAAGGAAGGACTCAAAA